AATTAAATCTGGGTAATACGCACAATAAATGCTTGGAATTATTGTATACCCAGAATCATCATCATTCTGAAAACGATAAAATAAAGGCATTGTTTTCTTAGTAGGGTGGAAATAAATACCAGAGCTATCATCTCCCCCACCAGAACACTTAGATGGATCTAAAAAATCAACCTCTATAAATCCATCTTTATGAATACTTAATGACAAAAACAATTCTCCTTCAACTTCTGCCCTTGCAACATACTTTGGAACGTTTTTGTATAATTCATTTCTTGGATCTGTGGTTATCTCATCAATAACATCCTGTATTTCTAAAATATCACAAGATACTTCGAATCCAAAACCGGTGAGACTCCCCATAACATCACGAACATGCGAATTTATCTGAGGATTCTCTTGAAAATGATCCCAACAAGCCCTTTGAATGTCTGGGAAATTAGAATAATCTTTATCTGTAGAAAGACTGATCTGAGGAAATCCATCTTCGTCAGTTAAAAATTCTTCATTATTCTTTCTTTGTTGAGAACTCCAAGGACTATACGCCTGAATAAGTCCTGTAAGCTGATCATCAGACAAACTATCCACAAGATCATTTAATTCAGTTTCCCCTGTAATTTCCTGGTCATTTAAATACTCAATATCTCCCATAATTACTCCTTTCCAATGTAAATAATACCTAAGTATAAATTAAGAATTACATATAAACAAGGATTTTATTGATGTACCCTTGAGTAGTCACCTACTAAATCAGTATTTTTAATCCAAGTACCAAGAGGGACATCTGAATTTCTTTTCCTGAAATCTTCAATACTTAAAAACCTTCCGCCGTATAAAGTCCACCCTAAACTGAACATACAGTCATCCTGTACCCCATAATTTTGCCCTTTCTCTGGACTGCCGTAGAATTTCTTCTGAGGATCGTGATCAAATAGCAACATTTCTTCTTTTAAAATATTATCCATTTTATTCCCTGCAACTACAAGTCCTGGAGCTTTAAATCTTCCTTTGTAAACAACATTGTATAATTCAGAAAAGGCTGCTTTCTGTATCGTATACGAGGGGGAAACAGGTTCAAAATAGATACCATTATCTTCACACCAAGTACCTATATCCCACATTCCCCACCTTTCAGCACACAGCGAATCTACCCCATCATATTCTACAATTACATTTTCCAGTTCGGATTTAATAGTTTCCATATCACTATGTTGAACATGGGCAAGATGCAGTAAGAAATACATGTATTCTGGAACTGAATTAAGATCATTCATATATTGTAAAGGATTTAATCTTGATCCAGGAAGACACTTGGCAAGAACGGTTAATATTGTTTTTGCCCCCTGAGTGATATTCTTTTTCATTGGATCTGCTCTATCAACACCAACACAAATACTGAAATCTGTATTGAGCATTTCACCAATTTCAGCTAACTCAGAAGCAGAACACATTCTTGGTTGTTGATATTCTGTACTTAATGAATATAGTTTCTCTACTGGTATTAAACTTTTCTTTGCTGTGACTATTTCTAAAGGAGGGGAGTATTGCTTTCGGTATTCATTATCATGTTCTTCATATTTCCTAATAGTTTTAAGAACAGAAATAATCTTATTGTGCATCCCAAGAGATCCTTCATATCCGATATACCCAGTAGATTCAACTAAATCAGAGTTAAACATTTTAAATGTATCACTCTCCCAGGTGTTCTTAAAATACATGGCGAATTCTGCTGGGGGAAACTTAGCCTTATATGAATTCAATTGCTCTTGCGTCATATAAGGATTCGTGAAATCTTTATAACTGGGACCTAAACTACACCTGTAACTGAAAAAGATACTTTTATCGGTGTTGTTCGTATATGCTTTATATAACCTATACAAGATATGAGTTTTTGTTGAAACAGTAGAATCGATAACGCCAAGAGCATTTGGAATATTCCTGATAGATCCATCTAACTGGGTAAAGAACTTTGGATTCTTCATATCAAAGATCTCAGAAAACGTATATCCAGTAATATTTGAGACAATCCCAGAAAATGAAGAAATACTCCTCACTACGGAAACAATATTGCCTGCGCCATCTCTTAACCTGATCTCTTTATCCTGGACATTTCTTTTCCCGACTATCCTTAAAAGCTTAGGCGAGTTCAAAATAACATCCCGCATGATATCAAAATGGACGAATTTACTTTGGTCTTTACTGTTAGCACCAAGCATTATCTGTTGGCGTAAGAAATTAAAGAATTTCCACAACTGGATGAGGACAACAAATAGGCTTTTACCTTCTCCTCTCATCCAGCAGAGAACGATCAGTCGATATAAAAACTCTCCTTTCTCATTCATCCTTAAGGCTTCTCTGGCGACACCTTTTTGAAACTCCCACATATCCGCGGAACACCTGCCAGTATCTTCGTTAATTTTCCTCGGTAGGTTCTTTAGTGGACACCAAACAGACAAACCATCCACATAGATATTAATATTAACAAAATCTTCACACCATCGGATAAATCCTTCTGCTCCACTCCTGTAGGTAAATTCTTGTTCCTTTTCTTTTATACTAATCTTACCTTTTAATTTTTTCCCGTGGTTCTGTTTTTTACTTTTCCTTAACTGGATTCCCTTATTATGCAATACCCTGGTTCTATACCTGTTCTCCGTCCTTCCTAATTTGGTTACCTTGTCCTGAATATTGGAAATTTCTTCCTCTTGGCGTTCTACCTCCTTAATATGCTTCCTTTTTATTAATTTCTTTATTGTCTTCATGGTTGGATAACTTCTCCTTCCATCAATTGGTCATAATAACAACTATCACCATCCACATAATTCACAGAACTTACCGTTTGATTAATTTCTTCCTCTGGCAAAAGATCCTTCAGTAAACTATTAATTAATTTTATGGTTTCTCTTATCTCCTTATAAATAGCGTTCACTCGTCCTTTATTTAAAATATTCCTATGGACATGTTCCTCTATCTTAAAAGAAACCAAGTGACTATATAAAGGAATTAACATAAATCCTACCTTGTGAAAAGACATAGGATCTTCTTCAATACATGAAGTTAAAGTACCAAACACGGATTGAAGGTACTTCTCCCGTAACTGGCATTTTATGGTATCACTATCTACTTGATCTAATATATTATGTGGACACTCTTCAAAGAATGAACAACTTTGTGTACAATAAGGCAAGGCATCCCACATGGCTATCTGTATACTGTTTATTTTCCCCTTATAGATACTTAAATTCCCAGCCCCTCTAATTACCTTCGGTAATTGAGGGAGTCGGTTCTTATTGTTCTGAATAGATCTCTGTTGACTATTCATTCTTAGTTTATTTCCACGATCTATTTTACTTACCTTTTTTTTCTTCGTTACTTTACCCATAAGTATTCCCTTTACAATATTCTTGTGTTCCTGTGTTCCTACTAGTGTTCCAGTGTCCATGTATATGGTATCATCAATAAATATAGATGTCAATATAGAGGGAATGTGAAGTCCTAGGTAGGAGAGAGGAGATAGAATAAGAGGTAGGAGATGGATGGATAGGTGTACTGCTGAGGCTGCTGAGGCTGCTGAGGCTGAGGAGGTAGACGGAGATTGAAAACGAAGTTTTAAAAAGTTACCAAATAAAATGTGGTGGGGACACCGTCTGTACACATCACCCTGAACAATGTTTTTAAGTCGAGTACCCCTCTCTTGCTCTGTAAACATTGTTTACGTCGTAGAACAAACGTTACGAAATATCGTAACTCAATCACTAATTACTTATTATTATCATAAGTAAGTAATAGTAAAACAGACATATGATTCTATTGCTTTCTTACTGATGAATGATCATTACTTTGTCGATAAAAGTACATACTGTTTACAAGGGGAAAATACGCTCATTTTAGAGGGATAGAAACTTGATGCATATCAGAGTATCAGATGATAAAGAAAAGCCCCTGTAAAAGAGATTTACAGGGGCTTAAATTGATTTATTTTATTATTGTTTCAGTAAAACTATCGAAACAATAATAATTTCAAGAATAAAAATAAACTCAATCATAGCTTTTATTTTCCCTTTATAAACGATTAAAGCCCTTTATAAACGATTAAAGCCCCTTGTACGTGTATACAAGGGGCTTGTTGCTATTATCCCAGATGCAGGGCAAGGGCAGGGCTTATAAGCCCTGCTTCTCGTTTTGTAATCAGGGCTTTACGATTCCCCGCTCTTTTCATGTTAAGAGCACGTGCTCTTAACATCTTTGTATGACGTTCTTTAAGAGCACGTGCTTGACGTTCTTTTCGTGCGATAGATGCTTTAGCAGCTTCAATCGCTTTTGCAAACTCTTTAGAGGGGTAGTATGTACTACCCTTTCTCATGAATAGCTTTTCGGGAACGTCAAGATAAGGGGCTTTTTTGTCATCTCCCATTATATAACGTTTTACTCGTTTATCAGCTTTTAGCCCCCCCGTTTTCAATATATTTCCCTTACGTTGGGAAATAGGGAAGCCCAAGGGATGAGATGAAGCCCATGAAGCTTCATCTATCATACGGGTAGTAAAATACCCGTATTTAATCAACAGGGATACCCCTGTTATGTTTGCCCCGCATGCCCTTGTCAAACAACCCTTATGAAACTTTAGAGGGATGTTCAAATTGTCTGATATTCTGTTAATATCTCTTTCTGATAATGAAACTGTTGCTATATCGTTAGCTCTAATACCCTTACCCGTTACATTTAATTCTAATTCTCTCATTTTAAACCCCTTTCTAATATTGCTTGAATTGTTTAAAGGTTTCAAGCTTAACCCCTGTTGAATTCCCTATGAATTCAACAATTTAACAAATTGTAGTCTCAATATAGAATGATTATGATAATAAGTCAATAGGGGAACGAAATTAATTTTTTTTAATTAAATTTTCTTTTGTGAACAATGTTTACACACAAAAACAGAATTCTACGATATAAACAGAACATTTTCTCAATGAACATTGTTTTGTCACAGAAACAGCGATCTACGATGTAAACAAGAATCAACCCCTGTAAACGTTGTTCACTGATGTAAACGATGTTATCATAGGGTGAACGATGTTATCATCGAAAAAACATCGTTCACCACCTGGGACCATGTTCATTGAAC